ACCATCAAAATCTTGCTTGAATATTTCGGCAGACTGTCCTATAATGTCATAAGGATAAGCTGTTGGTAAAAACTCGTGGTTTATTCTAGCTAATATTTTAAACTCGTCCTTTTGGGACTTGTGGAGTCGTTTGTGAATTGCTGAAAAAAACTTACCCGATGCTTCTAATAATGCTAATGTCGTGCCAACCGGTCCATAATTCGTTGCATCAGACACTACTTGATCAGTCGTGTCTGCGAATTTCTGGCCAGCAGTCGCTACAAAGCCTAACATCTGATACAGGGTCTGAGACGGTTCTTTATAGGGTAGAGGAACTATGGACTTGCCCAAATCAAGACCAGTCGATTCAACGTCTCGAAACTCCCCCGGCATTATCGGAGAGTTATCGCCCACAACTCTAACACCTCTGGCTTTGAAACCACCCGGTAAATTAGAAAACTGACCAGCATCAATCAAGGCTCTCATAGCTGCTGTTGCCGACATTGTTAGATTACCAAGGAAATGAATTAACCCTAGTCCATAGAATCCAAAACCAGGTACAAACTTGTAACTAACAAAGTGTTCTCTCTTTACAAAACGTGGATCACCATCATTCCAGTTACGACGAATGCTTAAAACTTTCTTTGAACTTTTATCGACAGTAACAATGTATGGATAGGCTACACCTGTTGGACTGTTGAATGGTTCGGGTAAATCTAAATACAAATGTTGTTCAAGAAGTTGATAGCTTGGATCATAAGGATTCTCATCATAAGCCGATAGTCCCATAATCTGTTCAGCCTTTGATGTAATTGATCCTCTATCCATTTGTTCAGGATCACCAAGATCAAGTTCACTATACATACCGGCATCCATATCTTTTCGTAAATCATTTTCACTACGATAAATAACGTGAGTATATCTATCAGCACGTCTAAGATCAGAGACTAAATTAGATACGTGAAACTGGTCAATAGGTATGAACTCTGATATCGGTCTGCCTAATGTTTCATCATAATAAACTTTTTTAACTGCCGTACCAATTAACGGTAGGTGAAATAACATTTTCTCGAACTCATCGAAATACTCTGGCATTTCTTCGGTAAGTTGATAGTTCATAAAATCTTTTACACGTTGCGCTTGTTTTTCTTTATCAGGAGTTTGTGCACCCACGACTTGAGTTTTAACTGGGCCTTTACTCGGAAACAACTCTTGTGATGCTTTGGATTGAAATTTAACGGCATTCTCTATAATAAGTGGGTGTGTTGCTGTACACGCACCATCAAAAGGCTCTGTGGTTTCTTCTAGTTTTAAACCAAGTAAATCAAATCCTCTTTCAAATGTTTGTTCCCACTCTTCTCTTGATTCTTTGTCTGATTGATAATTATCTAAAACTGTATTTGATATCTCTTCAAGTTGATCCTCTTCTATTAGATCGGCAAGGTTCATATAGAAGTCTTCACTGATAGATGCTAACATCTTACCACTGTCTTCATTCAATGCCATTTCAACTTCACCCGTTGTTGGGTCTACATTGACAGCTAAGTCCTCTTCTTGTTCTTCATTTATATTTACATCAATACCTAAAGCTTGAGACTGTGCACTAAGCTTGTCTTTAGCTACATCAATTGGTGCCGTTATGTCATTGGGATTCTTTTCTATTGCCATAATTAATTAGATACCTTCCAGTAGGTTGCCTTATTTTTTTTATAAGTATTGTCATTATCACTATAATACGGATGATGGCTTCATCAAATAATGTTTGTGCCCATAGTTTATTTGGCAACCATACTCGACCCGACTCTACCAAGGGTGAGGCAGCATAGGCTCTCGCTACTTTATCACGATCGGGAGTGTATTCAAGTATTGGTAAACCCGCTCGTCGTAAATCTTGTATTAGCGATTGCCCACTGGCTTTCTTCTCTATTATTATAATATCTGGATCGTGTTCATCAAATGCATCTTGTGCATTAGATCGTAACTCTGGATATTCAAAACGACTACGAACATTACCAAGTAAAATTAAATTACCGATATCTCGTTCAACTCCTTCACTATCTGTTTCTGTTGTAACAAAAATACCCCAAGTTTGTATCACACTATAATCGGCAGTCGTTCTTGTTGAGAATGCCGTATCCATAGTTTGTATTATAAAATCACATTGTGGTGGATCTTGTTCATCCCATATTCTAAACCACGACTTTTTAAGAATACCCCCTTCATCTGGAACTGGGTTCTGCATATACAATGATTCCCAATATCGTGAACCATTATGTCTACGAATCTCAGCTTCATCATTCTCTAATATCTCTTTAGGTTTCCATTCTGGAAAGTATGACTCACCAACTGGTAAGTTTAATAATTTACTGCTACTATCATCAACCCACGCAGGTATCCGTATAACTTCCCAGTTCATAGCTTTATCTTCACCATCTCCTTGGCTAGATAATAACCAACCACAAATATCATCTTCGTGATATCGAGTGTTAATAATAACAATAGAGCCATTCGGCATAAGTCTGGTTCGTAAACCAGCTGGATACCACTCTTTAATGTAACGACGACCGGCTTCACTAAATGCATCTTCCTCTGACATTACGTCATCAAGTAAAGCTACGTGTGCACCACGACCAGCTATCTGTGTTCGTACACCTGCTGCTACATATACACCGTTTTTATTTGTCTGCCATTTACCGGCAGCTCTAACATCGGATCTTAACTTGACTCCCTCAAATATTGATTGATAGTCTTGGTCATTCACCACATCTCTTACACTTCTACCAAAGTCAGAGGCTAACTGATCACTATGTGATACCGATAATATCTCGTGATTAGGGTGGCGACCAAGATACCACGCAGGAAATAGTTTAGAACATATTAATGATTTAGAACTACGAGGTGGTAAGAATACCATCAACCTTTTAACTTCACCTTGTTCAACTTGTTGTAGCTTCCGACTAATAACATCAATATGTTTACCCATTTTAAAATCAGCGACAAGCTTTGGGGCAAAGGCTTCTATAAAACCAGAGAAATTATCACGAACATTTTGGAATGCAAGATGTCTAAGCTTGGCAATATCCTCGTCGCTTATAGATTCATTACTTTTTAGGTTCATTGTTTGACGATACAACTTTCAGACCAGCAATTTTTACCAATCGCTCTACGTCTTTCTTCTTGTCACCACTCTCAAAGCCAGTTGTCTTTACAGTCTGCTCCACTTTATCTACAAACATACCTAAATGTTTGGCAATATGCTCCATAGATTTATTAGCATTTGTAAAATCACTGTCTTGCATAGCTTCATTGTAAACTTTTGCTAGTCTTTCAAGAACTTTTTCTTTTGTCCACGTAATTTTAGTTACAACTTCGTCCTGATACTCTTTGATCCGCTCCATAACCTTTTCATTTTTCATAATTACCCTAGCTTTGGCTCTCGTTCGTGCATCTGTCTTGTCTGGTTGGTATCCTGCAGCTGTATATGCCTTAACTTCGTCGCCGTGACCTGCAAATTCCATACAAAACTTTTCTTGCATAGCTGTTAGGCCACGAAATGTCGGAACTTTTACGTTATTGTCTGTTGGTTTCTCTAACATTCTCTTTTCATACTCCTTTGAGTTAGTTTTCTGTAGCCGTCTTAGTCTTCTGCGCTCTAGTTCGGCTTGTATTTCTTTTAATTCTTCGCCTCCTCCATATATTCTCGCTTCTCTTTTAACTTTATACAAGTCAATAAGCTCTTCTTCTGTCATTTTACCGTAAAGAATGTGTACTTTTTTTTCTGTCATAGTTTTAAATCTTTGAAGGGAGGACAATAACCCACAACTGTCTCTCCCTTCTCTTCATATACCAGGATCCCAAGCTGTAGGAGACAAGTGAAGCTTACATCCTAGTTAATTTTAGACAGAACTAGGTGGATGCGACTGGTCTTACCAATATAAACAAGGATTTGACAATATGCAAGTGTTTGTTTAGAATGCATTTTATGAAACCAGAAGAGTTTTTATACCAACCAATGGTCCTTTTAGACCATCGAGTTATGGAATACCAATTCTGTATGCAGAATATCTCTCATCCTAAAGGACACTACACAGAGTTTGGTGTGTATGAAGGTAAATCTATAAATTATTTAGCCAGTTTAAATAAGAAGATTACGTTTCACGGCTTTGATAGCTTTGAAGGTTTACCAGAGCAATGGTTTATGGGACATAAAGTAATAGAAAAAGGACATTTTGCTGTATCAGAATTACCTAAAGTGGTACCAAACGTAGTCTTACACGAAGGTTGGTTTGAAGAGACCATACCGATTTGGAAGAAAGACCACAAAGAACATATATCATTTATGAATATTGATTGTGATTTATATGAATCAACACGAACTGTTCTTGAATTGTTAAACGATCAGATAGTTAGTGGCACATTGATAAGGTTTGATGATCTTCTGCCCTCCCCCATATCCCCATATCCAAAGTGGGAGGAGGGCGAATGGAAAGCTTTGAGTGAATGGTGTATAAAATTTAAACGTGAGGTCATACCAATGGCTCGATCTTGGAAACAAGGATGCATTATGAAAGTGGAGGTGTAATGGTAGAACGCATTATGGATCCAAACAATATTAGGGCTGATCATTTAGAACGATATAACTTTGCCTGTAAGAAACTTGAAGAACTAACGGAACCAGACCACGTTCTTGATGTTGGTTGTGGTATTGGTTATGGCTCTGTGATTATGCACAACATAATGTCAAGCTGGGTAGATTGTATTGATAAATCTGAAGAAGCATATGAAGTATTTTTTATGAACTTTTCACATAAGGCTCCAAGAGTTAATTATATTCGGCAAGATTTTACAAAGTTGAAAAAAAAAGAACTACGAAATACGTACGATGCTGTCGTATCATTTGAGTTTATAGAACACATACCACCAGAACTAGCACAAGATGTATTTGACTTGGCCGCAGAGAAGTCAAACATATTCATCGCATCATCGCCGAATGAATGTGTACGGCCACACAAACTCCCACCGATAAATGAGTTTCATTACAAGCACTACACCCCAGTCGA